ATAGATCTATCTGATGATATTACTGAACGCTTACAAATAAGAAAAGACTTAGATAGAACATTAGAACGTATGGCAAAGGCAGCACCTCGTAGAAGTACTGGCGAGCCAACAACAATACAAGGTTTAGTCATTGATGAATTGATTAAGTCTTATTACTTAGAGGATTAATATGAACGATTTAAAAGAACTAATTAAATATACCTGGAGCAACATGGATAAGAAAAAACAGATAGCTGTTGGTGTAGTAGTACTAGTTATCATTGTTTTCATTGTTGCTTAATGGATATTGTTAAGGCTAGAATTAAAGCTCATGAGGGCTATAGGTTAGAGCCTTACAAAGATACCCTTGGCTTTCTTACTGGTGGCTGGGGGCATAAGATATTAGGTGGTGAAGAAGTACCTGAATCTGTAGAAGGATGGCAAGAGCTATTTGATAAGGACTTTGATATCGCTTTAAAGGGGGCAAACAGCCTCATACAAGAGCATTTAGAGAATACTCTATACTCTGACCTACCTCAGATTAAAAAGGCTATTATACAAAGCATTCTAATTGAGATGTGTTTCCAGCTAGGACAAGCTGGAGTAGGTAAATTTAAGAAGATGTTTAAGGCGCTTGGAGAATGTGACTTTTCTGAGGCAGCATTACAAATGCAAGACTCTCGCTGGTATCAACAAACACCAGCACGTTGCTTAGAACTAAGCAATATAATTAAAAACATTTAGGAATACATATGTGGTTACAATTACTGCCTACTGTCTTAAAGACAGGGGCTTCGATATTTGCTAATAAGCAAAAGGCTAAGATATTAATGTCTGATGCAGAACTATTGCATGCACAGAAGATGGCTAATGGCGAAGTAGAATATCAGGCACAAGTACGTAAATCAAATGACCAGGGATGGAAAGACGAGTTCGTGCTGATCTTAATCAGTTTGCCAATTTTATTATTGATATGGTCGGTGTTTAGTGATGATCCTTCTATACAAGATAAGATAGATATATTCTTTGATAAGTTTAGTAATTTGCCTTTCTGGTACCAATCGTTATTTATCGGCGTGGTCGCATCGATATACGGATTAAAGGGAGCTGACATATTTAAAGGTAAAAAATAATGGAAGAAGTTACTACAGTTGAGATAATAGGTAACGAAAGAATTGCATTTGATAAGGGTAAAGTAGAAGTAGATACAGGATCTAATACTTTAGATTTTATATTAATACTATTACTAGTCATGTCTATTTATGCAGGTAAAAAATTAATTGATAAGTGGATTAAATAATGTGGTTTATAATAACAATAGTTTTAACATTTCATGACAGTGACTTAACTGTTGGTAGAGAATATAAAGCTGAAACATTTAAAGATACCTGGCAGTGCCATGAGTATATTGCAGAACATAAAATAGAATTACTAAGCCCACATATAATTACATACGGTGATGCATTAAAAGGATTTGAATTCTATTGTGAATCTAGATATGGAACAGAAGTATGAAGCTATCTGACTCTACACAAATATCTCTACCTGCAAGAAATCTTTTAGCTATACTAGCTGCAGTTGCTATAGGTACTATGAGTTACTTTACTATTGTTGAAAGACTGAACTCTATTGAAACGACTCTACAGTTAATGGAAAAAGATATTGAAGCTGCCAATGCGTTTGTAGATGGTGTACCTAAAGGTGATATGGTTAGTCCACAGATTCAAGAACTATATATGTTAGTTGAATACTTAGCTGAGAATGTAGAAAAATTAAAAGAACAAATGGAAGCTGAGATACCACTGATACTAAAGAATGAAATGATTATACAGTTTCATGAAGATCGTATTATAGATTTAGAGGAAAGAAAAAATGGGAATCATTGAATCAGTTATTATCTTGAGTCTATATATATATGATGGTGGTAACAAGTCTATCGAAGGGTGGTATCACCAAGACAATCTAAGTACATGTCTATCTGCTAAGAGATTAGCTGAACGTAACTCAGGCAATCAAGTACAATATACTTGTAGTCTAGAACAATGTCTTATGACTGTAGATCAAACAGGTGTTAAACATTGTGATAAGATTATTGATTAGTAAGTTCTATCTGTGAAGTAAGTCTTTGCATCTAAATCACCTTGCTGAAGCATAGCCCATTTACGTTGTACGTATTCAGGTTCTAATCCAGCAAGATGACAGGTATGTCTAAAGTCATCACTATTACTTGTAAGCCATTGTCTAGCGTTAAGTATGTGATGATAGTCTATGTGTTTCTTTTCTACACCTTTGCGAGTTATATGGGTAGGATTCTTAAGTGCTTCTTGTATAGCTGTAGCTACAACTGCTACCCATAAGTTTTGCTCTGGTGTCATAGATCATTCTAGTCCTTCTTTAATTTTTTCTAAGTATACAATGAAGTCCATTGCTTCTTCTTGTGCATCTTCTATCCATTGTAAGAAAGGTTTATTAGCAGTGCGCATGGTATCCCCATATTTAAGGATACCTTCTGCAGCTCTGCGTTTCATCTTCTCACAGACTTTATCAACTAATGGATCATTCACAATGCACCAGCTTTAGTTAGTGATTGAAACTGAGAACAATACATATCATTATCTTTTCTACGAAAGTTATCTTTCTCTTTACTAAAGATAGATTGTTTCATAGCTAATAGATGTTGTTTGTATTCATCAGTTTGTCTAGCCCAATGTTCTTTCATTGCACCTGATAAATCAGGGGGAGCTTTGAATACTTGTTCAGCTAGTATAGTTCGTAAGTATTCTTTTACGTAACTAGCTTGAGCTATATGTTCTGCTTCGATATCTTCATTGTCGTAGTTTTGTTGGAGAGCTTTCTCCATACCTTCACGTGTAATTATTGTCATATTTATTTCCTGTCATAAAGTTTAAACAAATCAGTTAATAATAAACAAAATTGATTTTGTTCTATATGTCCATTTGATAAATGTTTCATATAACCTGATATAATATCCATATAAATATTATCACTCATATTACCTCCTTTCTAAAACGGTACCTCATCATCAATGTCATCATCTGATTCTACAGTAGCACCAGGGAATGCATCTTTGATTTCATCAACTACATTTTGTGTAGACTTCTTATAACCATCTACACCTATCTTAATCCACTTGGCAACTTCGCCTGATGGATCTTTTAATTGTACACCTTTCTCATGATGTAATGTCATAAGTACTTCGGTGATTCGACCAGCCAATCCTACAGCTATCATATCTTGTGGTAGTGCGGATGATTTGTTTGGTGTCGCTGTCGCTCCACCAGTAGGTTGAACATCTTGGTTGATATCTACATCAGGTCTAGTTACCTTGAATGCAGTAGCATTACCATTACGCTCTTGTCCATAGGACACCATGACTCTATCGCCTACTCCTACTTGAGGATCAAACTTACAATAGAACTTTATCTTAGTTCCACTACCCTCTAGTACTACTGGCATAAACCATTGGTCTTTGCCTGGCTTTGGTGCAGAGATATAATCTACTGTACCGATTGATTCATTTGTTTGCATTTGTATTCTCCTTGCTATTTGTGTTGATTCTAGTTTTATAATACCTTTAGTTGTTCCAAAGCGTTTTCGCATTGTAACGATCCTCCTCATTCCACTTGAATCCATCTGTGTTAAGAGGTATCATTTTCATAGCTGTCTCAGTATTAGGTACGTTAGCCATAAAGGTTTCTAAAGATTCAAATGATTTTATCATAGTTTCATAATTATCACTAATCATTTCTTCTGATAATTCAAAGACTCTAAACTTTTTATGTGAGGCATAGACTAGTGTCGCTGGCTTACCCAACAGTACAGAGTATAGTGATTGTTGTCTGACATGATCATCCCTTGGAGCTGTAGGTACTGCTAGTGTAGCCTTAGTATCTACAATCATATTTTCATATTCAAAGTCTGTTACTGTAGTAATAGGAAACTCTAGCTGTGGTAGCTTATGTCGTTTGTAACTCTGGAATAGATGTGGCTTACCTGCATCTGGAAACTGTTCCTTGATACCTTGAGCTAGGTTAAGTGATATAGCACCAACCTTGTCTGTCTCATCAAACCATTCGCCATCAAACTGTCTTACCATATGTTGCGTAGAATGTTCGACTACATCAGCATCTGGTTTATCGAAGAACAGACTGATTGCACAACCAAACTCTGCTGAGTTACCCATACCCATACGTGGTGTAGTGTCTGATCTATTACCAAGTAGGTGTCGATAGATCCACTGTGATGGGTTATTGTACCAGTCATTACCTTTACTTGCGCTATGTCTATATTCATTTATTTTCATTGTATTCCTTTCTCGAATAACTTATATTTTTATTTATGTCTGATGATACTATCATATCTTATAACAGAGAAATCTTAATTCACCAACCAAATAAAGATAAACCTGCTAGTATTCGTAACATAAGAGAGTCATCTATTGAGACTATGTATCATCGTAAACAAATTGATGCGTTACAATATACTGCTGGTTCTATCTTCAGACGTAAATGGGAAACTTCTCAACTTATATCTAAACCAGAACTTGGTGTTAGGGTAGACAACTCATTGAATCCTAGCATTGGTGATCACAAGCTAGATGCTATGGATGAATTGAATCGTCTGCATAGTTTAATAGGACAGAAATCCTATGATCTACTGGAGTATGTGTGTGGTTTAGGCAACACTATACGACAGATGAATGAATCATTTAGGTTTACTAAAGCCTATGGTGGTGCTAGATTCAGAGAAGCCTTAGATGAAACTGCTATCTTCTATGGTCTCAAGGATAAAGGGAATACTATTCGTGGTAATAAGAAGCGCTAAACATCTCAAAAATGTACGTGAGTATCCATGTTGTGTTTGTAAGACCGACCTAGATATTTGCGCTCATCACCTAACTCATGTCCAACCTATGGGTATGGGGATGAAGTCATCAGATGAATGGTGTGTACCCTTGTGTCCAACCTGTCATCATACTCTCCATCACTACGGGGAAAGAAGATTCTGGAATGAACGAAGTCTTGAACCAGGTATCTACGCACAGATACTATATAAGAAATCTCTTGACTTATGATTTCCCATAACTTATAACTTTAATTAGAATAACCAGAGGTGTATCTAAATGTCTGATATCAAAGCACTTTCTAAATCAGAACGCTATCTACAAAACTTAGATATGGATAAGCTAGTGGACTCTGTCAAGTCTAACCTAGATTGTCCAGCAAGAATGGCTGAAGCTATAGCCAAACTTATATCTGCTAAGATCTATCTTGAGATCGTATGCGAAGAAGAAGATATGATGGACTATATAGATCAACTAGAAAGTCAGCTACAGATACATCATTACACTGATGAGACTTTACACTAATGAAATTACCAATGGTAAATATAGTATGGTTCGATACCAATGAACCTAGTGATACAACATGGCAAAGTATAGAAGATCTACTTGCTAGTGAGGTATGTATTATAGATTCCATGGGCTATCTCATGGCAGACACAGATGATTATGTTATTATTGCAGCTGACAAAGATTATCTAAACGAAGATGATCTATATGGTAGATCTCAAATCATACCTAAAGGTACCATAAAAGAAATTCAATACCTTAGATTTAAATAGCGAGATGTAGGGAAGCCAATCCTATAAAACCTGAGAGATTCAACTCTATAAATTAATAAGAATAAATATTATATCGCTATATTAATTCCAGAAGGCTTACACTGGTCATCTCTATCAGACTTGTACTTGTACTCGTCAGTACGCCTGAATATTTTAGCAAGGGAGAAATGCACCGAGGTGTATTTTCATTCTCCCTCTATCCTATGCAACGTCACAGTTTACGGAATACCATAGTAGAACACTACGTTAATAGTTAAAGAAGGTATGCTCTATTGTAGGAAAACTACATTGCAATTTCTACTGAACTACTTTAGCAAGAGAGTACAACAGATTGTTTCTTCGAAGCACGTGAAGATGTATCTCTTTAACAGGCATGATTTTCCTGTATTGATTGTACTCTCTCTATCTAATAAACTAGGACAGTACAGATGCCCTAATCTTTCGAATACTTATTTATTTTCTATCTGTAATGGATTGAAGTCAAGGCTGATACCAGCATCTTTACTTAACACATTACCTACTACTTGCATGATATTAGAATCAGAACCTGCTGACCAGATAATATCTTTAGCTCGTTGATGTGCTTGATCTAGTTGCAACATAGCTTTACCTTCAGGTGATTTAATAAACTCACGATCAAGTGTTTTCTTAGCTAGCTTAGTTAAGTTAGATACTATTTCGTTATAACTTCTGTTATGACAAAGATACATACCTTCAACTTCACCCATTCTTTCTATAGTGTCAGCCATATGTTTAATAAGTTTATTGTATTTAGTTTCTAATGTTTGTAGTTCTGCTAGATCTTTCTTAAGACCTACTTGTTCTACATACTTAGGGTATAGTTTCTTAACCATCTTTTCTTTAGCACTAGATTCTTTTAGTTCTAGTGATCTCTTGTGATTGTATATCTCATCATTAACTCTTGATAAGAAATACTCTCGTTGTCGTTCACTCATTTTAGCCATTGGTTTTCCTTTCGTTTTAAATGTTAATTATATTCTTACGAACTCTTTCATAATACTCTTGTATTAAGAATTGAAATATTACTTTCTGTTTCATACCAGTTCGTTTACTACATTCTTTATACATCTGTACGACAGCTGCATGTTCTTCATCATTAAGATTGAAGCTCTTATATTTCCAACCATTATCCCTTGGGTTCTTTGTTGTCATCTTTTAACCTTTCTCTAATTTTATCTTTGATTTGTTTTTGAAACTCTGGACTAACACCATCAATGATTACATGATCGTCTACCCAGTCTTTATCTTTGACCTGGTCCATAAAGTTTACAAAGTTATTTAAATTAAAGCTCATCTTTATTCTCCTTATCCATAGTTTTGCCACGTTTCATAATATTCAGCAAGAGTCATTTTAAGCAACTGCTGCAATGTCTCTACTACTTCATTTGCTTTATGTCCATCGTCACCAGTACAAATATTGACTGCAGTTTTTATTTTTGCTAAATCTAAATCATCCATATGTTTTCCTTTCATTAAGCAGTAGAGAGCATACCCAGTAGCCACATTGTTTAAACTGGATACGGATATCCTTGGCTGTATACTCTCTACCTATTGAATACAGTGTCATCTACCAGGTGGTTAAAGTAAGCAGTGACAGGCTAACTACTCGTTGTGTATTACGTAATTCAAACGAGGTCTCCTAGTTTGCAGAACTTTCCAGGTGGAATAGAGACTGTACTCAAATATTTTACAGGTGATAGGTTGGAGTTATGTACCTACCACCCATTCCTCTAACGGAAATTTTAGAAGCAGTGGTTAGTAAGGCTCAACAAACTACCACTGCCCCTTTCCACAAGGGAAACTTATTTTATATAAGATGGTTTAGCTACTACACTAAACGCAACTCTTGGATTATCTACTAACCCTTGTGCAGATTCACAAGTTATTAACTCATTAATCTTTATCATCAAGTTATTAGTAACTTGTATAGGCACATAACCTTCGATACCATCAGGAATATATCTACCATCTTTACTTAACCATTTAACTTTTGGATAAGCCTTGATGTATATCTCCTGTTGATCTTCAGGATTCATTGTTGGATTGTTCATCATCATTCTCCTTTCCGCTTTCATAAATTTGATTGATATGACTTGTTGTTATCACACCTGAATCTCTTAGTATCTTTAGTAATTCTAAGATATGATACTTAACTTCTAATACATGCTCAGTATTTTTATCTGTTGCTGTACGTGTACTAGCTATCAAATCAATCATAGGTTTTATAATATCATTTGATAATTCTTTTACTTTATCTTTGGTATAGTCAAACATTTAGTACCACCATTCTTTGTTAGACCATATCAGATTGTTGATCCAATACAGTAGTTGTTGCCAGGTATTACGACCGTAACCCCATGCAGGTATCCAAGCTATTAGCATAAACAATGCACCAATCCATAATCCAAATGTATAATCACTTGGTGTTGACTCATCTACAATATGTTTCTTTGCTTTGAATAGTTGATCTTCTAATCTTACAATCTCTTGATCACGCCAAGATACTTCTTGTAACCATAATTCTTTTTCTTCTTTGTCCATCACTGTATCTCCTTAGTTACTATGTTACTGTACATCCTTCTGTCTTGTAATTCGAAATCTAATATCTGATTCAGTTCTTCTTCATCAAAGAAACCTGTAACATTACTATCTTCTAATAACAAAGTAAGTGTACTCTCTCTGTCTGCACCTTTTTTGATTTGACTTATTGCAGTATCAATAGCTGCTTCAGCTACATCATAAGCCCATGCACTAGTCTTGGACATAACCCTCCATCTCTACCATCTGATCTGTGATAGCTTCATCGTATTTAATAAACTCTTTCCTGTATTCGATCATTACTTTTTCTACCTGAAAGAACAACTGATTCTCTGTTATCTCATTATCATAGAACTGATTGTATATTTTTATTATCTGATCCATCCATTGGTTTGGCATATCATTTCTCCTTTGTTATAATAATATTACTGTGTATCTATTAGCTAGTGGTTGACCATGTCCCATACTATTTAAGTATTCTCTATGTGTATCCTCTAACTGATCTCTTAATTGTTTAGCCGAATCTACATCATATGTAGTTAACAATGGATTAGCATTACCTTCACTAACTATATGATATCGTTGCTCTATTTTCTTAGGCTTCAGCTGTGTTATCTTTTCGTTCATTATTTTGTAGCTCCATTTCTGTTGATACTTCTGCTAATGACTCTGCACTAAGACCTAAGTCTACTGCTACATCACCAACGATTGGACTGATCTGCATTCTTTGATTAGCATCACACCATTTCTTTTGCATGTTAGTTGCTATCTCATTAACTACATTTGTGTTGTTGTACAATCCTTCTTCATCTAAAAACATAGGAAGTTCTTTGGTCATGTCACCCATGCCATATGCAATTTCTATCATACTACAGTCTATTAATTTTCTTAATGGTTCGAATGATGGACCACCTGATCCTTCTTCATTCCATTCACCTTCGACATCATGATACTCTATATCACCATTGTCTCTGACTAACATTATGTTATGTATTACTTTCATTCTGCTGATCCTTTCTCGTATTCTGCTATTAGTTTATTAATTGCAAGTGTTACAAACTTTGCTTTAGAACAATTAAGTTCGTTACAAATTTGATTTACTTTAATATTTATTTCTTTACTTATTGCAACCGAAACGTAATCAGGACTACGCTTTGGTTTTAATCTGCTATCTTTAAGATCATTTAATTCCATGTCTATCCTTTCTGTTCGCTCCAAGTATTCGCTCACTTACATTTAGTACTGAGTAATAACTTAGCTTTGTTTATAAATTGATTTGCTGTTTTGTATTGCTTGTTGTCTATCATCATCTGTGCATCTGATAAGATACCCATGATGTATAAGTTAGACTTACCTGCATACAATGGTTTTACTTTTTTAAACTGTGCGATCACACTATCTTTAGTCTGACCATACATTTCTTTTTGTGTACTCATGTTTTATTCCTTTCATGATTATAGGTGAGGTAGGAAGTTAAAGCTTCTTTTATGTAGGCTACCTACCTCTACCATTTATTAGGAAGATCTCGCTGATTAACGGATGGAGATTTTAGCCGTAACTTCCTTACTGTTATTCGTTACTTGCAACTTCTGTCATTGCTGTAACTGGACCTTCTAGATACTTATCAGATCTACCTGTCCATAAAGCTACCTGATGTACTTTGCCATTACTATCTCTGTAATAACCTGAATACTCTGGTGCATTATCATTATCACTTGTAACTTTATACAAGATGATTCTGTCATTGTTACTAGGTGCATACTCAGACTCAGCAAATGCTAGTGTACTGAATAGCATAGTAAGTATTACTATTAGTGATTTCATTTAGTTTCCTTTCGTTATTGTTTTAGTATTGTATGTATCTCAGCTATTGTATTTCTTAATACATCTATCTCGGATTCACACCATCCTACTTGTACATACATATGGTCTACCCATATAATATATACTAACAGAATTATTATTATTAATCTATATACATTACTCATAGATAAAACTTTCTAATCTATCG